GAGTCATTTACTGAAAAACTAATCGCACTCCCATCAGTGGATGATGAAGATACTTTTTGAGCAAACAATAATAATTCTTTAGGGATACTGGCAACCACAAACTTCTGGGCATCCTCCACTGTATTAGCAGAGGGACTCACCCCTGTAAGGTTGCTTACCGTTGTCTGTATGTCTGTCACTGCCATAATTTTAGTAGTGTAGGGAGGTATCGAGCCGCCCTACACTTTATCCGTATATCGAGCTATTACCTCTCGAATTTAAGATTTATCAGTCAGCAAGTGCTTGTGATACAGGTATATCAACTAAGCTAGCTGGAGCAAGAGCTCCTAGCTTACTGCAATGTACAAGTAGTCTTACTTTACCAGCGCTTGCGACAGTATTGATATCAATATCAATAGTATCAGCAGCAACATAATAACGACCACTTTGAACACCAGCGCCTGCACCAGGACAATCAATGATTGAACCTAATGCCAAAGCCCCAGTAGCAGCTGCCCATCCATCATAGAAACGATCTGCATCGTCACCATCACCAATGTCAATATCCATAGAGCCTGCAGTAATTGCCGCAGTCACAAGGATTTGAACGGAATGAACATAAGTACCAGCTGGAACTTCAAGCACTGGATAAACAGCAGCGGTTGATGTTAAATCCAACTGAGCACTAATTGCTATCTTAGGGGCACTTTGTAATGCACTATCAGCTTTGTTTTGTCCGTATAGAGGATTAGCCATAATTCAAACTCCTATTTCCACACAGCATGGGATTCTGGCATCTGCCATTCCATACCGGCTTCGGTTTGAATTAGGTCAACTCTACGGTCAACACCACTATTTTCTAGTGTTTGAACGCCAACATAAATCGCAGTATCACGATTTAATCCATTACCAACAAGCGGTCTGTATTTGCAATTCCGCATATTACAGGCAAGCATCTTAATAGTAGTTCCATCTAAGTGAACATTACGAGACACATTCATAACTCCATAAGGAGTATAAATCTGTGTAATGTCTACACCATAAACATTTTTCTTACCACCAACACTAAAGTTAGCACGACCAAGAGAATCCCCCTGTGTACCAACTTGTTTAATATTAGCAGAAAAATATCCACTAAGTTTATGTAACCAGTTATATACATCTGTCGAAACCATGAACAATGTTGCATTAGCATTATTGTATCTTGGGTCAACAAAGTTGCTTAAATCATCAAGAAAATCATCTTGAGACTTTGTGCCAGTAGAACCCATTTGAGAACCGTCAAAGATATTGCCATAATTGATAATAAAATCAACAGCTCCTTGGGTATAATTTACACTACTAACGCTACCTTGCGATCCAAATAACAATGATGTTTCAATATCCCACTTGTGTTCAATCAGTTTTTCACGCCAGATTCGAGCAAACTCATTTGGTTCATACTTAAGCACGGTAGCACGAGTCGTGTTATCCATTGCCATAGATGTTTTCCAAATTTGAGTCATTCCAAAACCAGTTGAGAAAGGTTGATCTTTCCAAGTTTCAGGATATCCAGTTCCTTGTCCATGCGCACTACCTACTACATATGATCTAGCAGATTCAAGTACCAATGCGATACTTTTATCAGCAACAACTTCATCACCCGCTGAATCACCAGAAGGGCTAAAGTTGTTAGTATGCCAACCAGCAAGTTCTCCACCACTATCATCAGCTTTGATGACAGTCATGGTTACGCGAACGTTTTCTTTACTATCTACATCAGTTGAATCATCAACTGCTGTTACTTTTCCAAGAATGTAGAATTTTCCCCAAAGAGTACCATCGGTGGCACTCGTCATAGGAATTTTAACTAATTGACCTGGAAGAAAGAAAGCTGGTCTTGTGCCTGTACCACCGACAGACCAATCATTCGCTGTGTTTCCGTACACATTCTGAAGATTACCAGAAGACTTATAATCTCCTGCAAAGTACACTTTGATAGTATCGCCTTGTGCCACTGAGGTACCTGCTCCACCATCATTTGTAGCTATAATTTCAGAATCGCCAAAAACATCACTACCTGCTGAGTTAACAAACCCGCATGCATATGCATATCGCTTGTGATAAGAAGGACGTCTTTCAGTAAACTTGAACTCAGGGTCGTCTGTGGGCTTCTTGGCTACTTTTGATACAAATCTAAAGAATGGGTCTTGAGCGATAGCTAATTCAGAGACACGGTCTCCAAAATTATACTTTCGTCGAAGATCACCAGTATCTTTAGAAGTTCCATCAGAAGAATAAGATGCTACATCAGAATAAGTTCCAAGACTAAAAATATCAGCCATTTTTAATCACCTTTTTGTTAATTGTTAAAAGCTAAAGGTACTATTACATACCAAAAGCTTTTTCTAATTCACTGTCAGACCCTAATATAGCTTCAAATACTCGGTCATCAGGAGATTCCTCGACCTGTGTTCCGCCTGTAGTAGCAAGTGAACTTGGAAGTTTTTCAACTTCACGCATTTTATCATGAACTTCTTGTCTTGCACTACTAGCTATTTTCTCATCTCGATTACTGCGATTCATTAGATAATAAATATCTTCAAGCTCTAGTGACTTGGATTTTGCAAAGTCTACAAAAACATCCCATTCATCATCAGAAATATTATGTTTCTGACGAAAACTAGTTTCCTTTGCTAGCTTTTGATTTTCATTCTTTTGTCCAGCAAGCTCTTTTCCAAGCCTACGCTGAACAATGCCATCAATCGTAGCCCCAAGTACTTTCGCCGAATCCGAATCTGGAGTCGAAAAAGCATCATCGGCGTCAAACACGAAATCCTCTGGAAGTTTGAGTTTTTCAGCCATATTTTGAGGTGTTTGGCCACCACCCTCAAAGTAATTACGTACATGTGTAATTAAATTGGGGTCGTCGCGCATAGCTTCAAGTACCGGCATATAAGGTTCCAGCTCTCTAAGCTTGCTGTTTAACCTTTTTGCCTCTCTACTTGAATCACTATACCTTTTTTTCATAGTCTCTGCATCACTGCCAGAAACTACTGATTGAACTTCACTTGGGCTCGACAGTGTATTATCACTGTTTATGTCCGAGGTTGACGGCGAAGGTTCGTCTATTATACCGGAATTAACACTTTCATCTAATGCAGCAAAAAAGTCATCAGATGTGTTAACATATCCGGGTTGAGAATCATCACTTTCGGGGGCCATCTCAGCGTTACCTACTTGTTCTTGACTCATGTGTGATTTCCTTTCACTTTAACTAAGTTAAAACAAAAACAATTAAGATAAAATGTTTAATCTTACACATGTTTTTGTTTTTTTACTCCAAGTAAAGCCGCTCTTACACTTTCTGTTACCACCTTTTTCAGGATGTTCCTTATTGTGTTCGGCCTTACTTATAACTTTAACATTACTTTTACTATTATTTGATTTATTACTGTCTAAATGATGAACTACCTTACCCTCAGGAGCATTAGCCTTATTTCTATAATGTGTTTGACTGCTTCCATCTATCCACCTACCATTCCGACTGCCTTTTCTCGACATACTAGGGTATCTTTCTTTCTTCCAATTAGCCATTTACCCAGTAGAATTATTACTTTCTTTAACACTTGCCTTCATCTCAGCCTTCATCTTTTCAAATTCACCCTTCATTAAACCTCTAAACAACTTTTGCTGAGCTTCAGTCTCAAGAACATCTTTTCTTATTTCAGTGCCAGCCTCTCCTATCTTCATTTTAATGCCGGCCTGAACAAGTTGACGTTCTAATGTTTCAATAGTTCCTTCTTTATCTTTCATGGCTTCTTCCATCTGAGATATCTGACCTTGCATTTGAGAGTACATGGACTTTCTTTCAATAACTGACTTTTTATTTCTAATGTCAGTCTCTGCTATCATTGCTATATCATCAATCAATCCAGCCTGGAACCACCTAAAATACTCCTCAAGTAGAGCCCACCTATTAACAGGCATCGTAGCTCCAGCTATAATCCTGACATCAAACCTTGCACTAGCATAATCTCTATATTTTCCTATTGCCTCACCATAATCATTATATATAGGTATATTAATTTTTACTTCTTTTTCCTCTTGAGGAACTTGGCCTGCTTCTGGCTGTACAATTCTAAATACCTTTTCTACTGAATAATGTTTTTGAGCCATCTGCTGGAACACTTTCCCTAAATGTTCTAAACAAGGCTCTACTATACTACCCATCCATGCTTTTAACCTTCTTGTTCCAAATTCATCATTCGCAAGTAAACCTCTATATGTTTCAGGTTGTTCTTTTGTAAATCCCATCATCGTAGATGGAACACCACTTATATATTCAGCGTCTGACTTTCCTTCTTGAACGACTGTATAAAAAGCATTGTTTATAGGAGCTGGTAATACTGGTGTTGGAGGTGTAAACCCCTGTCTAAACTTCAATAAAGCCCCAGGAGACGAAGAATATTGTTCCCACTCTTCTTCAGGAATAGAACCTTCCTCATACATCCACCTTAGGTTAGAAGCTAAATTAGCATTATGTAACATAATCTGATGAGCTTTATTTATTTCCTGCTGTTTACCAATAAGAGGAACAACTGCGCTCATTGAATAGGGGGTTCCGCTGTACATATAAGGAATAGGAATTATAGGATATTCATTAATCGGAAGCTGGTACTCATACAAAAATGTATCATCACCAACAGTACAAGTCAGCATAATCCTATTTTCATAAAACTTTATAGCATCAACAATAGTCTTTTCTACACCTTTACCTGAAGATAGTATTTGATAATCTTTTTCAGTCATTACCTGATTTACAATAGTACTGGCAGCTTCTTGAGCTTGAGACATCATTTCCATTTCATGTTCTTCTATTGCCTGAGCAGCCATTTTATGAGCTCTTTCTAACTCCAGTTTCGCTCTTTCTGGTATTATTTCGCCAGATTCCACAGCCTTTTGTAGTTGCATTTGTTTCTCAACTAAACCAACTTCAATCTCTTTACGATACTCCTCAATCTTTTCTTCTATTTCACCTTTTAATAAACTAATCTCAGCTGGAGTTGGCTTAACGGTCATAAAAACATTTCGATAAGCTAACTTCTTTTTAGAATAAGTTTCATAGTATGGAATAATATCCTCATCCTCAGCGTCTAAACTAACACCCATTGTAATATCTTCAGGCTGAGTACTGAATGATTCGTCTGTATCTCTTTGTGAATAAGATACAACTTCTGTGCTTCGAGAAACCTTCTTTATTTTAGCTTCATGCTCAGGAAGCATATTTATCAAACTTGACCTTGAAAGATTCTTCCTTATAGTTATAAATGTAGCATCTCTAAATAAAAAATCCCTACTAGCAGGGTCTACATATACATCATATGGCTCAACTCTTTTAAACATTACCTCACCCATACCACGGTCAGAATCTCTCTCTACATCTACAAGAAAATATCCAACCCCTTTTGTAAGGGCATCAAGAGCAACTTGACTATACAATGACTTACCATTTGATAAATACCAACAATAATCTGCTATATCTGAATGAACTTGCGCTGTGTCTACATCATCGCCAGTAGCTCCCACTGCTTTCCATCTTGGATTGTTAGCCGTAACAAAATACTTCATTATTTCAATAATAGGAGTTACCCTGTTAATAATGAATGTAGGCATACCAGCTTCTTGTAATGCATCTACCTCAATTTTTGAAAGTTGCTCGTTTAAATAAAAATCAAAACCTTTCTGGCTAAGAGTCTGCCATCTCTGCCTATGACTACTATTAGCTTTTTCCCAAAGCTGTTTGTTAACTTGAGCTCTCTTTTTATTACTAGTTCTCGGCATTTTTTGGCATTAAACAAAGTTATCCATTAACGCGGCCACGAAGTCTTTTTGTTTACTTTTTTTGACTACTTTTTTTTATCCGATGCTCTTGCGCAACTGTAAGAACGACCATCCCAAGTAAAAGAATCGCCAGCTCCTTTGCCCTTGCAATTTTTTGCGAAAGCTGATCTAAACGATCCGGCTTTCTTGGATTCCTTTGCGTACTTCGGAAATGCTCCGCCCTTCTTCGTTACTTCGACTCCTTTTAAATCCTTTTTCGAGATTTCACCAGATTGTTTAGCCGTTTTTGGACTTATCTTTTTTCCCGTTTTCTCTTCCACAGCTGAAGATGATTTACGGGCTTTTTTCCTTGCACGACCTCTTTTAGTAAGGGCTTCACCAAGAATCCATTTGTTCTGAGATGCTCTTTTTTCTCTGCGTTTTGATAGTTTACTCATTATCTTTCCTTCCTTTGTCCATTTTGTTAATCTCCTATGATATTATGCGACAAGCCAATGTTTAGCTTTTCGCTTTGGTTTAAACCATTGTTTTTTTTCTTTATCACGCTTCATATTCGTAGGAAACGAGTGCACTTGTGCGTAATAAAGACTTTCTATTGTGTCGTCATGCGCCATTTTGGGCCCAAAAGTAACAATTTCGTTGATTAAATCAAACATATTTTTCCTCAAATGTACCGTTCCTGTACTAAAACGGCCTGAAAGACCACTATAAATACGATTTCGCTTCTGTGTTCCGCCTGGTTTCTCAGGAATTACTGCAATATCGAACCTATTTAGCCTCCTTCTTTCATCATTTAGAGCCTGAAATATGCTTCTGTTCATAGCTACGTCCTCAACTGTTGACGATATACAGTTATATTTCTCATGTAATTCTAATATATAATCAACAACCCCTTTCTTACCAATTATCTCCCCATTATCTGGAGATTTACTACCAATGGTAGGAATACTTCTATGCCTTTCATATTCTAAAACATATAACTCATTATTTGAATCAATTGCGATTACCATGATTACACTAAAGTCAGCATGCTTAGTATCTATATCTGTGGCAGGGTCACATCCTATAAATGTGTTAACTGGTGATTGTTCCCCATCCGTTACAATATAATTCACTCCATTTTCGTGTTGATAGTACCCATCCCAGTAATTAACATGCTTCCTATTCCATACTGCATCTTCATCGCTCATTACCTCCATCATATACTCTTGATAATATTTTTGAGGTTGCCCTGAGTCTGAATAAAACTTTTTCTTCTCCTTTAACTTCTTTTCACTGAAAAATGAAGGCCACAAAGCAGAACCATTATCTATGACTGCTTTATATGTAATCACATTCCAAGCAAATTCTTCACCAGCCTTCTTAGCTTTGTCATGACTTGTAAGAAGATTATTAATAAAGGAATCATAATGTACGGGAGTGCCATTAACACGCAACCTACCAGTATGAGGCTCAAGTGCAGGATAAACAACGGCAGTGACAAGATTTGCGTTCTTATCCCTTGCTTCTCTTGTAATTGTGTTTGCTTCATGTTCAAAATCATCCAGTACTATTAAATCATATCTCTTATGTAATTTAGCTCCTCCACGAATACCAGACACATTAGATTTACTAATTAACTTACACCCATTTGACAACTCCACATCTTCTTCTGTCCATTTACCCCCTCTCATGTTACCGAAATAATACTTAATTTGCTCATTATAATCAAGGTGATGTTTTATATAATCCATATTCCCCACTGACAATTTCTGAGTTGCTGATACCCAAGCATAGAATAAAAAATCACCCTTTGGGCAAAAAAGAAAGTCCTTTAATATAGAAGCCTTTGTAAGTACTGTTTTTCCGTGTCCTCTTGGAATAATAATTGCAGTTTGTTTTATACTCTTATCATCTATTGTATCTGCAATCTCGTAATGGAAAAAAGGAGTCTCACTTCGCATGAAATCATTTGGTAGAAATAACTTACCAAAAGCGATAAGGTCTTTACTTGCAAGATGTAAAGCTTCTTGAGCTTCGGATACATTCTCTTTATTTATATTAGCCACCTGGATACCACACATCTGACTGAAAATCTATTCCAATCGACCCAAGCAACCTGTCTCTTTCATCAGAATCAATATAATGAAAAGCTTCTAAAGACCCTTTTTGACTATATAAATTCCTCTGTAATTTTCTTATCCAATCCGCTGGGCCTCCCCTCTTCAACACACTTGGGCCTTCAGAATGTAAAGCTTGTTTTGCATACTCCACTAAAAATTGAGGAACACCCCCAGCCTCTCGATATTGAGCTACATGGGGCAACTCATCTTTTACTATTCCTGTTATCGATCTCTTAACCATTTCCCTGG